GTGCTGGCGATCCAGCAACAGGCGAAGTCCCTCCTGCTGGAGGGCAAGACCATCATGAACTGGAACGACGCCGACACTTCGGTCTCCAAGCAGTTCACCATGCTCGTCGATCAGGTGCTTGAGGAATGCGGCCACGCGCTCCGGGTCCTCGATCCAGCCACCTACGGCCGCCCGAAGTCCGGCGCGGTTTCCTTCATCTCCGGCTACCTCGCAAAATGAACGGCTTCAAACAGATCGCCCGTCTGCTGCTCCCGCCGCTGCTGCTCCCACGCGCCTGGGGATCATCCTTCGAATCCGCCAACTGGTCGCCGCGCCGCGGTTCGGTGCCGGGAGCCTCCCCCACCGATGCCCGCAACGAACTCACGCCGGGAATCCGCAGCGAACTGGTCCGCAAGTCGCGCTACCTCCACAAGAACAGCGGCTTCATGCGCGAGCTGGTCGCCAACATGGCGATCTACTCGACCGGCGACGGCATCCGCGTCCAGGCCCAGTCGCCCGATCCGGCATGGAACCGCGCCGCCGAAGCCTACTTCGCCCTGTGGTCGGCCCGCTGCGAGGTGACCCGCCGCTTCTCGTTCGAGGAATGCCAGGCGCTCGTCTGCCGCGGCATGGACATCGACGGCGAATACTTCGTCCACAAGACCCGCGATGCGACCGGCGAACCGCGCATCCAGTTGATCGAGAGCCACCGCATCGGCGACCGCTTCGGTTCCAAGGAAAGCGTCGACGGCGTGGGCCTCGATCCCTGGGGCGCGCCGATCTTCTACCGCACGCTGGAGGACGACAGCACCCACCGCGACCTCCCGGCAGCGGCAATGCTCCACATCCACGAACCGGAATGGGCGGGCGGCGTGCGGTCCCATCCGACGATCCAGCATTCGATCAACCACGTCCTCGACGAGATGGAGCTTCTCGCCCTGGAAAAGCACGCCGTGAAGGACAACGCCGACGTCTCCCGCATCCTCAAGACGGCACGCGGCGAGATCGACGACAACGGCGACTTCGTGGTCGGTCCCGCAAGTTCCGGCATCACCGATGCCAGCGACCCAGTGACCCTCCAGCGGATCGTCGGCGGCAAGCTGGTGGCGCTCAAGCCAGACGAATCGCTCGAAAGCTTCGAGTCCAAGCGCCCCTCCCCCACGTTCACCGGCTTCCTCGAGCACCTGCGGCGGGATTCCGCGCTCGGGGTGATCCCCTTCGAGTTCGCGGCGGATTCCAGCAAGATCGGCGGCGCGGGTGTCCGGCTGATCGTCGCCAAGGCCGACCGCAGATTCTCGTTCCGCCAGATGATCCTCGAAAGCCGCCTGATCAAACCGGTCTGGGCCTACGTCGTCGGCGACGCGATTGCCCGCGGCCTGCTGCCCCCGGTCGAGGGATGGTGGAAGATCTGCACCGTTCCGCCAAAACGGGTTACCGTGGACGCGGGCCGGGAAGCCCAGCAGAACCGCGCCGACGTGGAGATGGGCCTCAAGACGCTGTCGGATCACTTCAACGAACAGGGTGCCGACTTCGGCGAGGAGATCGAACGCCGGGCGAGCGATGCCAAGCTGATCCTGGAGACGGCCGAGAAGTATGGCGTGCCGGTCGAGATGCTGTGGAAGCCGTCGGGATCGCCAGTTGAAGTCTCGCCATCCCAAAGGCAGATTGTTTGAAACAATCCCTCCTCGCCATCGCCAGATTCAAGGCTTCGATTGCCGGGGCACAAGCAAACGCGCGGAGGGGATCAAGGAACGGTCCAAGCTCTTGACAATCCACGGAAGAGCCCCGCAACTAAACTCAAAATGGTTCTGAAAACAGCCAGTACACCGGTCGTCTCCGGGCAACTCGGGGCGATTCTGATGAACCTCGCCATCGATTTCGTCAATATCCCGCCGAAAGAGCTGGAGCGCGAGATCCAAAGAGCGCTCCGCATCACGGGCGAATACACGGACGTCGACCGGAGCTACACCTTCATCTACGACTTTGACCGGCATACTTGCTCCAACACCCATGAATGGTGTCGGGAAGGAATTGAGCCAATGATTGAGCATCTTCAGGAGACCCCGCTGAAGGGCTTGGAAGATTTTACCACCCCTCACCTCAGGGGCGAAACCGTCCATGTTCCATGGGTGGAGGACCTTCCAGTTGGAAGTGCTTTAAGAAACGTCCTCGAGCCCCAGGGAATCAAAACCATGGTGGCGGTTCCAATGATTTATGATTCCCAGTGTCTGGGCTTCGTCGGATTCGACGCGGTGACGCACCGCAAGGAGTGGTCGACGGTGGAGCTCGCCATGCTGCGGATGCTGGCCGAAATTTTCACCAATGCGGAAGTCGGAAAGCGAAGGGTCGAGGAGGTAGAGACCGCCAGGAGCAGTGCCGAGTTGTCAGAGCGCCTGTTGCGGCGAGCTATCGAAGCAAGCAAGGCAGCGATCTGGGAGCTAGACGCTACGAATGAATGGCTGGATTTTCACTCCGGTTGGTCAGGGCTATTTGGCGAGCAGCCGGACAAGCTCCGGATTCCTCTGGCGGAATTCCAAGCAAGAATTCACCCTGAAGATCTTGATCGGGTTTGGGAGGAAGCCGGGTCTCATTCCGAATCTTCAGACAAGGCGGTTCAGATCAATTTCCGAGTCCGCCACCGCGACTCGAGATGGATCCCCGTTCTGGCGCAGGGCCTTTCCGAGCGAGACCCTGAAGGCCGACTGGTCCGGATATCCGGCAGTATCGTCGATGTGACGGAGACGCTGGCAGAGAACGAGAAGGCACGGAGGCGATTGGAAATGAACAGCAAGCTTCTGCTGGTATCGTCCAGGTTCGTCGACGTGGAAAGCTTCGCGCCCGCAGTCCACGCCGCGCTGCGGGAGGTGGGGACGTTTTGCAGCGCATGTCGTGTCACGCTTTACATTGTGAACAAGAGTTCGGGGCGATTCGAGTTCAGCCATGAGTGGTCCAAGGCGTCCGTCAGCGGCAGCGAGCCCGCTCCGCTGGCACTCGGTCCGGAAGCGGTCCATATGCTCGAGGAAGGCGGAGTAGTCTCTTCTCCCGATCTCCTCCGGGCGAACCCATCGCGGACGGGGCCGTCGCTGCCGAATTGCTCTTCTGCTCCGTCATCTATAGGCGTGCCGCTTCTGGCGGGCGGACGTCTCGAGGGGGTTATTGTGCTGGAGTGCACCAAAATCACCCATGCGTGGCCGACGGAAGATGTGGTGATGATCCGCGGTTTTGCCGAAGTGATCGCCGGTGCCTTGGCACGCACCCGGGCGGAATCCGCGCTGAGGGCTAGCGAGCACCTTCACCGGACCATCCTCAGCACCCTTGATGAAGCGGTTTTCATGACCGATGAGAGTGGCGTCATTACTTATGTGAACCATGCATGGCGATCCGTAACGGGTATCGCGGACGACCAATCGCTGGGCCGGCGGATCTCCGACTTGCTAAATGACTGCGACCGGAGTGCAGAGGAGAAGAAGCTGACCGCCCTGCTTTCCGGCGAACCGGTAACAAAATACGTCATCCAACTTTCGGCAAACCGCGACCGCTGGCTGTCACTCAGGCGACTTCCTCTGACTGCCGCATCCGGCGAGGTAAAGGGCACCATCGGCACCATCATGGATGTGAGCGATCAACGCGTCTTGGAGGAGCATCTCATTTCCTCAAAGATCAAGGCGGAAGCGGCCAATGACGCCAAAAGTTTATATCTCTCAAATCTCAGCCACGAATTACGGACGCCGATGCATGGCGTGATCGAAATGCTCGAACTGATACTCGCACGTAAATTGCCGGAGGAACAACTGTTGGCTCGCGCATCGGACGCACGATCGTCAGCCCTTGCTCTGTTGCGATTGCTTGACGACATCCTTGACGTCGCCAAGGGCGAGCGGGGATTGATTCAATTGGAGGAAAAGCCGGTGAACTTGAATTCGGTGTTGGAGGGCGTCGCCGCCACCTTTGCCGCGGAAGCCGCCAAAAAGTCGTTGGAATTCTCCTGTTCCGTTGATCCGCTCCTTCCCTCAATTCTCCTGACGGATGAGTTGAGGTTCCGGCAGATCGTCGGCAATCTGCTGAAGAATGCCATCGCCTACACCGACTCGGGCTCGATCTCGGTGAAACTATTCAACTTCCCCCAGCGCGAGAAGGTGGAGGTCGGCGCTGCCCGTCATCTGGTGCGGCTCGAGGTGACCGACACCGGGATCGGGATCAGGCCCGACAAGATCCAGGACATTTTCAAGCCTTTCGTCCAACTCACGGAAAGCGATCACAAAAGAGGCGGCAGCGGGCTCGGGCTGGCGATCGTTGCAGAGATCGTCAATCTCATGGGAGGGAAAATCGACATCCAGAGCGTTCTTGGCTCTGGAACAGCCGTGTTCGTGGACCTACCGCTCGTGGCAGCCCCGCGCAAGGCTTTGTCCGAGGCCTTTGCCGGCAACGGAGGAGACGTAGCAGAGTGCCTGAAAGGGATGCACGTATTGGTTGCCGAGGACAACGAAATCAATCGGATTGTTGCGATCGAGCATCTGGAGCAGCTTGGCTGCTTGGTCCGAACCGCTGAGAACGGGCGCGAAGCGGTTCGCGCCTGCGAGACAGAGCACTTTGACATCGTTTTGATGGATTGCTTGATGCCCGAGATGGATGGATTTGACGCGTCAAGGGCAATCCTCGGTCGCGCCAGGAGCCGCTATCCCGCAATCATTGGATGCACCGCTAATGCCTCCGAAAAGACAGCTGCACTGTGCAAGGCTGCAGGGATGCGTTCGGTGATCAGCAAGCCTTACACCCGCATTCATTTGTTTCATGAACTCGATCGATTCCGAACAGATGCCACCACCTCCGGACCCGTCTGCTCCTCCCCGCCGCTTCTCTCGTCAGGACCAGAACAACCGGTTCTGATTTCTTCGCTCCTTGAATCCTATGACTGCAACTTAGGTGTAGAGCGGAGGTTCTCCTTGGAACTGCTGGCCATATTCCGCAAGGATGCCCCCATCCAGGTGGCCGCCGTCCACGATGCGATCGCTTCGGGAGATCCTGACCGTATCCAAGCTGCGGCGCACAAGCTGAAAGGTGGATCTGCAGCTGTCGGACTAAGGAGGCTCGAGGAACTTTGCAGGAGAATCTCGGATTTCGAGCCGACTTCCGTGAAGCTGACAGCGAATGATAAGACCTTGCTGATCGCTTTTGGCGCACGTCTCGACATCGAGCTCGCTGATGCGATCGCGGCATTGGCAGAGTTCGAATCCAGTCATTCGGACCTCGGTGATTTGGTGATCGCCTGATGATCTCGCGCGCCCCCCGGGGTGCATTTCCGACGATCTCCTGCTTGGACCTATCCTGGCAGTGTAACCCCAACACCCGTGGCCGCGGGCGTCGTTGACACCGCCGACCGGGCGTGAACCCGGTCCTCCTTCATCGCGAGTGGCTCATCCAGCCTGACGCCCTGCATTCCATAGCCGCCTCCCTCCGGGGAATCGCGGCTCCCTTCACGGCGCAGCCACAGGCAGACCCGCCCCACCCTCTCCTCAGCATCGAGGACGGCATCGGCGTGGTGAGCATCGAAGGGCCGATCCTCCGCAAGCCCGACCTCTTCGCCCGGGTCTTCATGGGGGCCACCAGTTCCGAGGACATCGGCGACGCCCTCCGCGAGGCCGGCGAGCGCCCCGACATCAAGGCGGTCTTCCTCGAGATCGATTCGCCCGGCGGGACCGTGGCCGGAACCCCGGAACTGGCCGCGGCCGTCGCTTCGCTCAACGCCCGCAAGCCGGTCTACGCGTTCTCGTCCGGCCTGATGTGCTCGGCCGCCTATTGGGTCGCCAGCCAGGCCCGGGCCATTTACGCCACGCCCTCCGCCCAGGTCGGCTCGATCGGTGTGGTGCAGGCGGTCGTCGACCACTCCGCTGCCATCGAAAAAGCCGGCATCAAAGTGGAGGTCTTCTCCGTCGGGAAATACAAAGCGATGGGGGCTCCCGGCACGCCGCTCACCGACGAGCAGCGCGAATTGATTTCCTCCAACCTCGCCGAAATCGCCAGTGAGTTCCACACGGCGGTGCTCGCGAAAGGCCGCGCCATCCCGGCCGAGGCGATGGAAGGCCAGACCTTCAGCGGCAGGCAGGCCCAGCGCCAGAACCTCGCGGGCATTGTCGCCGACCGCGCCGAAGCCATGCGCCGCCTGCGGGTCTACCACTCCGCATCGGTTGACACCGGATCACGGGCGATGAACACCGCCATCGAAGACGAACTCGCCAAAGCCCGCGCCGACCTCCTCGCACTCCAGCGCGACCACCAGGCCCAGGCCGAACTCCTCACCGAGGAAACCACCGCCACGACCTCACTGCGCGGCGAAGTGGAACTGCTCGCCGCCGAAATCGAATCGCTGCGGGCGGAACGCGACGACGCCACGACCGCGAGTGCCGGTTTGGTCACCGAGCGCGACACCGCCGCTGCGGAAGCCACCACGCTGCGCACCCGCGTCGCCGAACTCCAGGCGTCGCAGGCCGACTTCGACCGCCGCGTCCAACTCGAAGTCGCCCGCGTGGTCGCCTCCACCGGCACCGCGATGCCGGCCCGCGTCACCCCTGCCGGCGACGCCCCGCAAGCGGCCGAGCTTCACGCGCAGTTCGCCGCCATCACCGACCCGGCCGCCCAGACCGCCTTCTGGCGGAAGCTCACGCCCGAACAGCAAGCCCTCATCCTCAACCACCAAGCCTGACCACCCGCCATGCCCAACACCCTCACCAACGTCAAAGACATCAAGGTCGCCCAACGGGCACTCATGCCCTTCATGTCGAACCTCCTGCCGGTCACGGCGTTTTCCACCGACTTCAGCCCGCTGCCCGCCGACAAGCTGGACACCGTGCGCGTCCCCCTGGTCGGTGCACCCACCACTTCGAGCGACTTCGCCGGTGACTACTCCGCGAATGCCGACTCCACCGTCACCGTGGTGCCTGTCACCCTCAACCGCCACAAATACAAGACCGTCCACGTCACCGCCCGCGAGTCGGCCGAAACCTCCCTCGGCGTGCTGGAAACCCTGGTGGAAGCCGCCGCCCAGCAGCTCGCCCAGGACGTGCTGGTCGACATCTTCGGCTGCATCACCGCCGCCAGCTTCGGCACGCCCGGCATCCCGGCGCTCGCCGCGACCGCCTTCGACTACAAGAAGGTGCTCAATCTGCGCGAAGCCTGCGGCAATGCCAAGATGCCGCCCAACCCGCGTTCGCTGGTCCTCGACTCCGGCTACTACACCAACATGCTCGCCGACGACGTGGTGGCCAAGAGCTTCAACCTGAACCTCAACGCCCCGGCCATCACCGAGGGCATGGTCAAGCGGATCGCGGGCTTCAACCTGCACGAGACGACGCTCATCCCGTCGGACCACCCGGAGAAGCTCGTCGGTTTCGCCGCCCATTCGAGTGCCGTGGCGGTGGCCATGCGCTACCTCCAGCCCGTAGCCGACTACGAGCAGTCGGGTGCCGTCACCGATCCCTCCACCGGGATGACTTTCGGCTACCTGCGCTTCACCGACACCCGCGCCAACAAGGTCTTCGTCACCCTCGAATGCCTCTACGGGTTCAGCGCGGCCAAGACCGACGGCCTCAAGCGCATCGTCAAACCCTGACCAGATCCTGGCGACAGGGTCTCCGTCCCCCAACCATCACCCTCTCCGGGAAACTGGAGGGGGTGTTCCATTTTGACAGAAAGGCATGGGCATGAGCCTCGAATCGGAAATCCTCGCCGACCTCCACCAACTCCTCACCGAGCATGGCGTGACGGCCCGGTGGAAGACGCTCGACCTGCTCGTGCTCGTCAGCCGGACGCGCAACGAACAGCAGATCGACATCGGCGGATTCGTCGAATCACCGGATCTCAGCCTGCGCGTCCCGCAACTGGCATTCCCGGACGCCTTGCCGAAGTTCGGCGAGCGCATCGATGTGGACGGAACCGAATACCGGATCAGCCGGGTCTCAAACCATCCGCGCTCGCCGCTCCTCACCCTCACCTTGTCCTCGGCCGATGAGTGACGGCGCGATCCGCTTCACCGCGAAACTGAAGGGAGCGTTCACCGTCGCCCGCCTGCTGCGCCGCTACCCGGACAAGGTCGGCCGAACACTGCTGTCCCTGGTGAAGCAGGAGGCACGAGGATTATCGGTCGAACTCGCCCGCAACACCAAGCCGTTCGGGTTTTCCGAGGCGGCGAAGCAACGCGGTGAGAAATCCGTCGCCAAGGACATCGGCGGCGTGTTCGCGTTGCCATCGGATGCCTTCAGGGAGATTCGCAAGTCCGATCCCGGGGCGGCCGATAAGTTCTGGGCCAACATCCAGAAACGGCGCTTTTCACGGGCGGAGAACAACCTGCGCCAGACGAGTTCCGGCTGGAAGGACCTCACCGTCGGCCGCCTGGATCCGAAGCTCCACCGCTGGGGTCAACTCGGCGGATCCAAGCCGAAGCAGATCGTCACCAGCCCCAAAGCCCGCGAGACCTACATCACCAGGATCCAAAAGCGGGTCGGCTTCGCCAAGGGGTCCTGGCTCAATGCAGGCAAGGCAATCGACGGGCGGATCCGCGGCGCGGTCCAGTGGGCGACGCGCCACAAGCAGTCGCCGGGATCGGCCACGATCAAGACCGGAGACAACCCGGCCGTCACGCTGGTCAACAAGCTCGACTACATCGAGGACGTCAGCACGCGCAAGGGCATCCAGCTCGCGCTCCAGGTGGCCGCGGGCAGGCTTCGAAAGGCGCTCGCCACCTCGCTGCGCAAGATCAACGACGGAGCGAACCGATCGCTGCGACGGCGGTCCGGTTGACTCAGGCGCATCGGACAAGATGCCAAACCTGATCGAAGACCGCCTGTCGGCGCTGCTGGCCGAATGGATCGACGCCCACCGCCCCGAGGGATTTCCAGGGACGATCCCCGTCCACGTCGCCCGCCGCGATGAAATCCGCACCCGGCCCTGCGTCGTTCTCGACACCTCGGAATCAAAACCGGTCCCGGCGATGCCACACACCGCCCGCGTGAAGCTCGACGTGCATCTCTTTTCCCAGGTGGATGACACGCCTGCGGAAATCCACGCCGAATGGGCGGGCAAACTCGTGACCCTGCTTCGCGACACGGCAGCAATCCAAGCCGAACTCGACTCGGAAACCTTCGTCCTCCACGACCTCATCGAGCGGGAAGGAAGCACCACACCCGACGAGTCTCGCGGCCGTGAAAGTGTGCTGAGCTACGAGGCCGTCGCCTCCGCCGTCTGATCCGGTTGACACGCCGCACGCGGTCAAATGGCCGCGACTTTCCTTGGCACCACCGGCAACTGGGGAATCCCGAACGATCAGCCGGGAATCCTCATCACCGACCTGTCCTTCGACTTCTCCAACCAGGAGAAGACCGTCCTGGACAAGGCGGGCGAGATCATCGGCCTGTCGCTCTACCAGGAGAAGGTCGAGATCAAGCTCTCGGGCCTCGTGGCCAAGACCTCGTCGTTCAGCGGCAAGATCGGCGCAGCCATCGCCCTCGCCAACGCGATCCCGGGCCACCTCCAACAGGCCGGCGGCGGCACCACCATCCTCATGCAGGTCAGCCGCAGCCTCAACAACGAGGACTTCGAGAAGATCGACCTGACCGCCACCCACTACCCGTTCGTCGCCAGCGGCGGCGGGGCCTGAACTGCTCCCTAACATCACGATTCCGAGATGAACGCCGTATCCCACCTTTCCTCCACTGCCACCAGCAACACCTGCCTCGCCGCCGCACTGACGGCGGTGGGCATCGCTCTGGCCGAAAAGCCGTTCGTCCGCATCGTCGGCGACGGCATCCGCGGCGAGCGCACCGTCTGGTTCTTCGATCCGCAGAGCCCGTGTGGAAAGTTCCAGACCAAGGAACTCATCGCCGCCTGGCACGACGACGCCTGGCATCTCGCCCATCCCGAGCACCCATTCGCCTACATCAAGTGCGCACTGCTCAACCGCGAGCGGCTGGTCGACAAGGTGAAGCGCGACGTGCCGCTGGCCTGCGTGAAGCGCCGGGGCAAGATCGCCTTCATCCCGCTGGATGCATCGCCCGCCACCGAAGACCTGTTCCTCCGCCACCTCTGAAGATCCCATGGACGACACCGACCGCCAGAAGCTCCTCTCCGCCGCCTTCCACGATGTGGAAACCATCGTCGCCGGCCACGCGATGCGCCCGCTCTCGCTGGCCAGCTACGACGTGCTGCTCCGCACCGGCAACCCGCTGGTGAAGGGCGAAATGCCCAAGGACGGCACGCCGGAGTTCACGTCCTCGATCATGGGCTTCGTCTATGCCCACTGCGCCCCGTGGCCCGAGGTGGTCCGGGCTTCGTTCAATGACCAGGGATTCCGGGAAGCCGCCCTGATCTTCTGCGGCGGGCTGACTCCTGAGGATTTCCAGACCGCCTTCCAGCACCTGGAGGCACAGAGTCGCGAGCTGGAGGCGGCCCAGGTCGATCCCGTGTCGGGACTGGCGGGAAAAAAGCCCCTGCCTGCGACGAACCAGGCTTCGTAGCCGCCCAGGTCTTCGCCGTCGCCGCCGAAACCGGCTGGCCGGAGGAGCGGATACTGTTCATGCCGCTGGCAAGGCTGGCGCAGTATCAGCACTGCCTGCTGCGGAGGAACGCGGTGCGAACGACGTGGAGCCGAACGGGGGCGTGCGAATCATCGCTCGCCGACCAACTCGCCCTGCTGCGTCTCCAGTGGCGGGAGTCGGTTGACAGCGTTGAGCAACCATATGGACCTGAACTGAATGTGCGAAGCCTACCGTCAAGTGCGTAAGAGCGCCGCGACGGGGATCGACGGTCGGACAGTCGCCCAATACTGTGAATGGAGAATCTGTGGGACCTCCGGGATGGCATCCATCAATTAGATCGTCGGCGATCTCATCCCCCATGAAATCAGGGATCCGGGCCTTAACCTGACGCGAATGACCGGGCGGCCCTAGCCCGGAAGTAGCAGAACCGGACCTCGACTGGTTCAACCGTCCCTGGAATTCATCCAATCCCGATCCCGACGGTTTGACCAGAGCCCCGGATGGAAGCCCGTGGAAATCCAATTGGACGAAGGCCGCATTCTGATCCCAAAATATACCTGACTCGCCCGCTGGGTTCAAAAGATAAACGGCACCAAAAAAATCTTGGCAAAGCGGCATGGAAAACTACTTTCGCTGCAAAAAAATCTCACTGAAATGTTCCAATCACGCCCAATTCTGGCGACAACCAGGGATTTTCGTGTCGAAACACCGCCCACCGCTGCACCGGAACACATCTCCCACCCCTTTTCTCCGCAACCCCCATTTCCGCGCCTCTAGGTCGGACCCATTGGCTCTTTCAAGACTCTACCACAGATGAAATTACTCCTAGCAGCGCCCCTCAAGGCCGTGGCCTCGGAAAGACATCAAAGCAACGGGGGGCCGAACACCAGCCAGATAAAACACGATTAAAATGAAACCTAAATACTTCAGAATAATTATCTCGATTCTTGCTTTTGTCTGTTTTCTTGAAAACAGGATGCAAGCCGCCGTAGAGAGCTTGGGTGACAGCGTTACCGTTGAAATACCTAATGACTGGAGCATAACAACCAGGGACGCTTCGATGTTTATTGCGCGATCTCCCTCGGGGTCGATAACTCTGAGCGTTCGCAGATTAGCTAACACCGAGAAGAAAATCACAGTTAAAGACTACGATACATTAAACCTTCTTCTTAAGTCGTTACTAAATTCGGAAGAGCTCGCAACCATAAAATCTTTTAATGATGCAGGATACCCATTAACAAGTTTGGCGACGGATGCGCCGTTTAGCGGAGGCGCTCAATCAGATTACATGTTTTATTCGGCCAACGTAATCAGGGCGCTATCCATAACAGACTTTAAAAATTATTTCAGCGTCGTCTCACAACATATTTTTCTTACCGATGGAACGAACAGTTTTCTGGTCAAGCTGCTTATTTTCCTCGATTCAGCCACTCAGGATGAGATTAGCCAATCAGCCGAAACAATAGGTAGCTTCACATCAGAAAAAATATCCTCGCCACTAGATGACGATGATGCTGATGGAGTGAGTAATTTTAATGAGGTCATTTTGTACGGGACTGATCCAAACTCAAAAGATATACCCCAAGGCCCAACTTACCAAGGACCTACGATCACGAGCGACTTATCAAGCGTTTCCGTTCCTATCTCACAGAACATCATCCCTTACGCAGTTACGACTAACTTTGGAGCAAATGCATTCACGGCCACCGGGCTGCCAAAAGGGCTGAAAATAGATGCAATGACGGGTGTCATATCCGGAATGCCATCTAAGAAAGGAACTTATACTGTGCGCGTGACCGCTAGCAAAAAACAAGGCAAAGTGGTAGCCGATTCGGTTACTACTTCAAAATCGTTAATTGTCTACTAGCACGTCACTGAAAGAGTGTGGAAAACACACCCCATTTCTCCCTCCGGTCCGGGCGCCAGTTCTTCCAACGGCCTTCACTCCAAAGACAGACTCCCAGCTGGTTGACTCCAGCCCCGGCGCATGAGCGCCCTGACCGTCACCCTCGGAGCCGACATCACCGCCCTGAAACGGGCGATGGCCGGTGCCACCGAACTGGTCGGCGCGTCGGCCCGGCGGATGGGGAGGCTCACGGGCGCTGGACTGGCCGGACTTGGCAAGGGCGGTGCCGCCGCCTTGCAGAAGGGCTTCAGTGTCGCCGGGACCGCGTTCAAGGCATCCATCGGCGCGGCCATGGCCGGCGGGGCCGCTGCAGTGGGAGTCGGCATGAAAGCGGTCACGGCAGCCGCCGACTTCGAGCAGACCAAGGTCGCCTTCACGACCCTGATCGGCGATGCGGCCAAGGCGGAGCAAACCCTCGGCAAACTCCGCGAACTCGGGGCCAAGACGCCGTTCGAGTTCCCGGAACTGGCGGATGCCGGCCGCAAGCTCATCGCCTTCGGTGAATCCGCCGACTCAGTGCCAGAAACACTCCGCCGGATCGGTGACGTATCGGCAGGCGTCCAGGCGCCGGTCAACGAGATCGCGGAACTCTACGGCAAGGCGCGGGTCCAGGGGCGGCTCTTCGCCGAGGACATCAACCAGCTTACCGGCCGCGGCATCCCGATCATCCAGGAACTCGCCAAGCAGTTCGGCGTGTCGGATTCCGAGGTGAAGAAGCTGGTCGAGTCCGGCCAGGTCGGCTTTCCGGCCATCGAGCGGGCCTTCGTTTCCATGACCTCCCAGGGTGGCAAGTTCGCCGGGATGATGGAGGCGCAGGGAGAGACGACTTCCGGCCTGTTCTCGACGCTCAAGGACACGATCAACGAGGTGTTCCTCACCCTCGGCACCCCGATCAACGACGCCATCCGTCCCCTGGTCGAGCAGGGCATCGGGCTCGTCCAGAAGCTCACGCCCCTCGCCACCGAAGCGGGCCAGCGGGTCAAGGAGGCGGTGATGTTCGTGATCGCCGCGTTCAAGAGCGGCCAGCTTCTCGACCTGGTCAGCTCCGGCTTGAAGCTCGCCTTCGCGGTCGGCGTGAACGCTCTGGTCAACGGCTTCCGCACCGCCATCGAATTCTTCTGGAACCTCCTCACCGACGGCGCGATGTGGAAGAGCCTCGGCACCACCTTGCTCGGGCTGGTGGCCGGCTTCGGTGCCGCGCTGCTCAACGCGTTCCAGACGCCAATCGTCTATCTCCAGGCGGGCATGGAATGGGTGATCGCCCACCTGCTCAAGGGGCTGCTCAAGATCCCGGGGATGAACGAGCTGCTCGGCTTCGAGGCAGGCGACGTGGAGACCAACTTTGGTAGCATCCTCAAGGACCGGAAGGAATCGGGCGCGGACCTCTTCGGCATGAACTTCAAAGAGATCGCCGAGGGTGCTCAGGGGCTGATCGGCCAAGGTGCCCCGCAGCTCGGCGAACGGGTGGCGGAGGCGGCACGCAAGGCGGGCGAATCCACCGGCAGCGAACTCATCGACACCCGCGGATTGCGGGACAGCTTCGGCAAGGTGGCACAGTCGATCCGCGACACGATGCCCAAGCCCGAGGATGCCGCCAAGACGGTGGCCGCCGCCGGGAGGGTCAGCGGCACCGCGCCGGCAGCCGCCAAACCAAGCACCTCCACCCTCGCACCGATCGTGACCTCGCTCGGTAAAGTCGGTGGCGGCGGCTACTCGTCTGGGGCGCTGGATGCGCAGCGCGAAAACAACCGGCTCACCGGCGAAACCAACCGGCTGCTCAACGACCTCAACCGGCGGGTCGACAAGCTCGGAGGCGGCGGCCAGGCGGCCTTCGGTTGACGCCGCGTCCCGGCCACGATGCCGAGACACGTTTCCATCCAGCCGGGACGCCTCTACCCGCAGCCGGGCTACTCCGTCCAGATCGACAAGGAGGGCAAGTGGACCGCCACCCAGATCTTCCTCTGCCACCGCAGCTCCGCCGTCGCCCTGATTCCGCGACCCGGCACGATCCATCCGGAGATCAACTTCATCCAGGTCTCGCAGGTCACCGCCAGCTTCACCGAGGGCGACCTCGCGGAAATCACCTGCCAGTATGCCGGGGCGGAGGAAAAGGAAGAAGCGGACGAAAAGAACAACGCCGTCTACTCGATGGGGCTATCGCTCTCGGAGGAGCCGCTGCTCAGTCACCCGCGCTACAAGGACCTTGAGGACAAGGAACGCGAGGCGATCCAACTGATCCAGTCAGGCAAGGACAAGGACGACCAGGGCAACAAGCTCCGCGACAAGATCGAGAGCGAACTGGGCACGGAAGTTCTCGGTAAGATCGAACGCGGCCAGACCAGCTACTACAGCCCGCGCGTCACCTGGCGCGAAAGCTGGGTGCGCGACAAGCCGGCGAAGTCGTCTGATCTCAACGACATCGGGAACATCTCAGAACCATCCGGCGAAGTGCCGGAACTGGCCGGAGGCCGCAACTGGTTGCTCAACGGCGTGAGCCAGTCGCAGGAGGGCAAGTCATACCGCATCGAGATGGAGTGGCTGGCCAGCGACCGGGGCGGCTGGGACGAGGACATTTACAAGGACGAGGAATGAACCGGCTGCCACCCAAGAAAAAGCGCGGGGATCCGATCCTTGCCGAGGACTGGAACGCCCTGCTCGACGCCATCGCCTCGCGCACTCCGCGACCGGGGACGGGGCTTGAACTCATCGCCTCGTCGGGTGGCTTCACCTACTCGCGCCCCGGTCCTGGCCTCGCACCGAATCCCGGGTTGCCGCCCTTCGCGGTCATCGGCATTGAGAAGAAGGACGACAGCTATCAGGTCACGATCAAGGAAGGTTGGGTGATCGAGCGCAAACCCAAGACCGACGACACGCCGGCGGTGAAGTTCCACATCCCGAAAGCTGGCGAAGAGACGCTCGACACCATCCCCCGCCCGCAAATCGCCATGGCCTTCGGCGACACGCTCTGGTGCAAGATCGTCACCGATGAGATGGGCGAGATCAGCGAGGAGCCCGAAATCCTCGCCGCGGCCGAGGACCAGGATGGCAACCATTACTACCCCGAGGACCCGGCGGGATCGGGAAGCGACGGCGAGTATTTCGTGAAGCTCTTCAAGCTGGAGGACGACGGCGGCACGCCGAAGGTGAAGGTCTATCAGCAGAGCGACATCGAGCACTGGGCGCAGCTCTGGACCGGCGAGAACGTCGGAGGAGGTGCCCACGTGTTCAAGGACCACAAGGAGGACTCCAACATCTACCGCTTCCGAACCGTCCGCGGCGACTACGGCATCCGCGAGAACGAGGCCACCGACGAGGTGGAGCTCGACTTCCGGGCGGCCAACGTCGGCACGGGCAAGCCGGTCTGGGTTCAACCGCTGGACGGCTCGGGGCAGCCCGACGAGGACCCACCCGACGGACCTGCTGAGTTCCGCTCAATCGCCGAGCGGGCGACCCAGCCGCAAATCCGAGTGAAGTGCGAGCCGCCCAATCCGGGCGATCCCCTCCCCAAGGAAATCCGCATCGAGGGCAACGGCTACGACGCCGGGGTGACCGCAGCCCGCAAGATCACCATGACGGTGCGCGACGGCCTCGTGAAATCCCTGCTGAACGAGGAACTCGTCACCGGCAACCTCAACCTGGAGATCCACAACTTCAGCTACAACAACGCCGGGGAGATTTACGGCCAACCCTACCTGTCGGGCATCCTCTACTGGCGCGACGGGGTCTTTGCCGGGGTGACCGACCCGACGCCCGGCAACGATCCGCCCGGCTTGCAGATCCGCCAGGTCGCATGGCTGGTTTCGGCGGCTTGAGCACCGGTTGACAGCGGCCCACCGGCGTGAGGCTCTACGTTGACCTGGAGACACTGGAATTGATCGAAGGGCCGGGATTCCGCAACCCGGTCACTTCGTTACGCTTCAAGCGCGGGGACGCCGCGAAGCTGGAGGTGAGCTTCCTTGCCAACGGGACCGCCGCTTCCGAGATCGGTAACCCGGCCACCCTCGAACTCCAGCTCGGGCTCAAACCGCGCGGGCGCTACGACGTCGGCTACCTCGTCCATGAATCCGCCTGGGTGCTCCCGGCGACCGGCGCGACCAGCCCGGTTTACTCCTGCTCGCCAAGCTTCAACACGGTCGAGCTCGATTCGGCGATGCAGGTCGGTTCTTCCACCGGCACCGAGCTTTCCGAGATCGGCCTCATGGGCGAGATCACCTGGCGCGAGGGCAGCGGCCAGCCAACCTCCACGCGGACCTTCCTCGTCATCGTCGAGAACGACGTGAACCGCGGCACGGAAGGCGTGCCTGTCGATGGGGAGCCCGCGTATCCGGCACCATCCGCGATCGAACTGGTCGCCCGCAAGGGAGTGGCGAACGGCTATGCGGGGCTGGATTCCGGAGGCAAAGTGCCCGCCGGCCAACTCGCGATCACCGCGGCCTCCATCTCGGATTCGACCACCACCGGTCGCGCCCTCATCAAGGCGACTTCCGCCGCATCGGCCCGCAGCGCCATCAGCGCGATGGCAACGCCCTCGTTGTCCGGCTCGACGCTCTACGGGCTGAACCAGTCCGCCGCTTGGGTGGGCATCGCCCAAGGACTGCGTGCCGTGCTGACCTCGCCCTACAACTACGCCACCTACCCGCTGCCGCTCGACTTCAAGGGCCTCACGCTCTACGTCCTCGACCCGTCCTACGTGGGGTCCGGCTACACACTTGGCGACCTGGTGAGCTACATGGCGGCCTTCCATGGAGCAACCTTCTGGAGCCAGGTTTTGGCCAGCGGCTCAGGGGCCTGGACCGTCCCCGGCTTCGCGGTGCTCAACGCCAGCCCAAGCGCCAGCATTCCGCTCGGGCTCTATTCGGGTCCCACCCTGACCAGCCAGCCCGGCAGGCAGAATCCCGGTTCCGAGGTTTATCTCGATCCATACGGCATGGCCGTCCTGCGCTTTCTCGGCACCGAACTCGTCTCCGTCCACGGCGACCTCTTCGCAAGCGGCGGCGGCGGCGGCGGTTACTACGGCTCCTACTGATTTTTCCACCCCATGAAACTGACCTGCTTCATCTTCACCCACGCCCCCGAGGCCCCGCTGCTTGGCCGGTGCATCGCCACCGCCCGTTCCGGCGTGGGAGCCCATGACGCGTCCTTCGTCGTCGTCGAGGACGGCAACTCACCGCTGCCGCAGGCAACGCGAACCGCTTTGCTCGCTGACGGGGTGGCGGTCGTTCGGACCCACGAGCCGCGCCTTGGTAACCTGCGGGGCGTACGCTGGTTCACCGAGCAGATGGCCGTGATGTCGGACCATGCGGGCGAAGCGGACCTACTGGTCAAGATCGACCCGGACACCCTGGTTCTTTCGCTCGCCAACGTGGTCAAGCCGCTGGTTGAGAAACCCGCTCTGGCAGGCACCGGTTACGGCCGGAACGAACTCTTCCTCTACGGCTCCTGTTACGCGGTTCGCCGCTGGATCGTGGACTACTTGGCAGCCAAGTATTCCCGACTTGGTGACATCGGGCAGGACGAATTGCGGGTGGCCACCGCCATCACCAACGGGGGTTCGATAGTCCGTCCGGTCCATGAGGACGTGCTGCTGAGTCGCGAAGCCCTCGCGTTTGGCGGTCTCGATTTCAGCATGAATCGAACCCGCTATTCCTACGACAAGGACAGCCGCGACCTTGCCGCGCTCAAGCTGGAATCCGACGTCGTGCTCTTCGGCAATCCAGGCCCGGTTTCCCACGGCGGTGGCGATGCGCGGCAGGTGATCTCGCGTGTGATGGATGCCTTCCTCGCTGCGGACATCAACGCCGGCCCGCTGCCCGATGGCGAGAAGCCCGTCGTCATTCTCGGACTCGGACCCGGCCGCTCGGGCACCTCGTTCATGGCCACCCTGCTCAATCTCCAGCCGGGGGCGTGGATCAGCCACGAGAGCTATTCGCCGGTCCTCCTCAACCTGCCCGGCGTAGAAGGATTCGCCAAGCGGCTCGTCGAGGGACGTCCCGGACGCCGCTTCGTCGGCGACTTCACTGCGCTCAATACATGGATGGCGGCAGGGATGGCCCGATGGCTCGTCGCCGAAGGCTACACGGTGAAAATCGTCTCCACCGTACGGGACGAAGACGAGCTGGTCGCGACGTGGATCTCAATGATGGAGCGCCACAAGCACGATCCCTTCGTCACCGTCCCGCCCGACGGCTGGGTCCACCGGGGATGGTCGAAGGCACTGCCCAAGTTCGATGCGATTCCGATCCGGGAAGGACGCGTCCGCGCCTACCTCGGCTGGTGCCGTGACCACGTCGCCGCGCTGGAGGACGAGTTCCCTGGCATGGTCCGACCGATTGACACCGCCGACATGAACGACCCGGCGGAGATCAACGCGCTGCTCGACTGGATCGGCATGCCGGCCACCGGTCGCCGTCTCGAACTGCTCGGAACCCCCGTGAACAACAGCCCGACACCATGAACCTACGTTCCGCCATCGCCCGCATCGAAGGGGCCTTTGCCGCCCGCATCCGGCAGGGCATCACCATCGGAGGCGTCACCCTGCGTGCCGCCGATTCCGACCGCACCGCCTTCACCCAACTGCTGACCATGCTCAACGAAGCAGAGCGCCTTGGCATGCTGCCGCCGACTACGACCATCGCCGACCGCGACGGCACGCCCCATGCCATGCCCACCGAACAGGTCCGGGCCAGGCTCGTCGAGTATGGCGGCATCTACCAGTCCCTCTGGCTCCGGAAGCTCAACCTAGAGAACGCCGTCAAAGACGCGGCCGACGACACCGCCCGAGCCGCTATCCCGATCACCTTCGCTTGATCCATGCGCCATCCATTCGACTACGACTACATCCTGAAAGCCATCGTCGGCATCGCCTCGCCGCTGGTCGGCGTCATCACCTCATTGCAAGAGCAGATCGAGTGGACGCTGCGCGTCTCGTCCCTCGTCGTTGGTCTCCTGGTCGGCCTGATGTCGCTCGTCGGGATGATCCGCAAGATGCGCCGCCGTTGACCGTCGGCCCCACGGCCGGGACTTCATCGAGAAGCCAACAAAAAGCCCCCGGATGGTTCTCACCGTCCGGGGGCTTCCGCTTTTAAACGTCAAGCAACGTCGATTCGGTATTTCTTGCGGATGGCGGCCATGACCGCATCAAACTCGTAAAGGTAGAGCCGCGGCGTGACTTTGATGCAGGGGATTTCGCGACGTTGAACCCACGCATCAATCGTGTGAGGGCTGACTGACAACCGTTTGGCGAGCTCCTTCTTTTTGATCAGGACGGGCTGATTCGAGACTGGGGACCCGGTCGTGGAATTCGAGTGGCTGCTGTTCATGGTCTGATGGGTGGTGGATTGAATGATGGCTTTCATGGTTACGCTGCGTTGGTGCTGTCAACAGACGGTGACCCATGGTTGGCGAGCGCACGCACCAGGCGATCCCGCAGGCTGGGGCCCAGCCCGACCGGCATCCAGCCATCGGGCGGCATCATGCCGAACCATTTCCGGGCCGCTTCCTCATCCACGATTTCCCGATAGTGGCGGAAGATCATTTTCGGGGAGTTGCCGGCCTCCAGAGAGGTTCGAGCGACGTCGCCGGTCTCCGCTACCCGATAGCTGATGAACGAGTGTCTGAGGGCATTCTGACGCCATCCGCCGGGGATTTTTGCCTTCACGGCGGTATCGCCCAAGGCACCTGAGACATCGCTGATTGAGATGATCGGTCCAGTTTCCTGACGCCATGGCGCAAGCCACGCCTTGAGGTTGTCGGGGAGGGGGACGAGTCGCCGTGCCGCCGTCTTTGCTTTGTGGCCGGCGATCTCGATGTGACCGCGATCCCATTTGATGTCCTGCCAGTTGAGGCGTTCAACCTCGGCCGACCGGATTCCGCAGAATCCGCCGATGGCAATAAGCGGCAGGATCCGGGCGTGGGCGGCGAGCAGGATGCTCTCCATTTCATCGGGCGTGAAAATCTCGATCTCTTTCTCAGGCTCCTTGAATGAGTCGCTCTGTTCTGCGGCCGTCTTGCGGTCGGGATGGAGGTAGCCCTGCTTCTTGGCGAATCCGAACATCGTGACGAGGTTCCGCCGGATGCCGTTCTTGCTGACCGGCCCGAGGGTTTTGAGTCCATCGAGGAACCGGTTGATGTCGGCCACGCTCACATCGGCGATGGTGCCTGGCATGGCATCGGTGAACCGCTTGAGGCTGCCGGTTGCATTCCTGACGTAGATGTCGCTCACGCCCTTGCGTTTCAGCGACAGGACGAACTCGGCGGCCACCTGGACGTTGGTCCGGACGGCAAACAAGTCAGCCCGGTTCGCCTGATAGAACCGGACGGCATCGGACAGCGGGATCTCACCTGCGGCCTTCCGTGCGCTGGCCCATTCGTCCATTGCGGCGGCGAGACCGACTCCGTGTTCGCGTGCCACCTGCTCGCAGTGGCGGAGCAGGTCGATGTCGCGGCGGGTCGCCTCATCAGCGGCCGTCCAGCCGTTGGTCAGTCGGACGCTGATCTGCTGGGCGACCATCCGCGCCTCGTCCATATCTGAGAAGCTGCGGGTCTTGCGCCTGCCAGCCTCCTTCCATGAGAGCGTGAACTCGGGGTAGCCGTCCCGACGGTTCATCGTGTAGATCTTGATTCTCGCGGGACCGTTGCCGATCTCCACGATGCTGCTGCGACGTTTGCGTTTCCTGGGCATCGACCCCGGCTTTGGAGTCAACTTGTCAGAAAAACTGTCAGGAAAATCTGTCCCGGCTTGCCCAGAAGGCTCGCAAGTTTCTGATTTCGAGCTGGTTGCCTCGATTGGGCAACCAGATGGCGGATCGGCAGGGAAGCCTGCCGGAGCTGCTCTTTTCTTCGATTTCATGGGCATTGGTGCGTTGTGGGGCTGGCCAGGCGACGCGCGGAGTGCGGTCCTGGACGGTCAATTTGTGTGAAATCCGTGTGGAATCGGAGGGATTTTGTCGCGAAATTCGGATCGATTCCCGCCCCTGTCCGCCACCCGCCCTCCGGTGTTCCGGAAGTCTTGGCAGTGATGGCAAGGGGCTTAGCCATCCGTCACACCTTTGTCAGATCGGCGAGTCGGATCAAGATCCGATTGCCACGTCGAGCGGATCGCTCCAGTCTCTCCCGCATCGCATGGTTCGAGTCGCATTTCTTACCGAGCTCTTGCCGAAGATCCGTCCAAGCATCGCAGCAGGGTTTCCCGCGGTTGACCGGAACAGCGCTCGGAGGAGGGCAAGGCGTTGGGGTGTTCAGTAAGATGTAGGCGACCTTCTCCCGTGAAGTGACATAATGGGGGACCGAGCAATCTGGAACGGAGGGTGCGCCCGTGGGATGTCCGGCGAGCTTTGTTCCTTGTGAGTCCAAGGGAGTTCAACCGCCGAGAAGCCGAATCTGCTTCGTTTTCCAAATGGGTTGGCACGGCCAATGCCATTGGTTGGCGTGTACCGTTCACTTGTCGAGCCCGCGACGTCGGTCACCTGGTCGGGGCGCGTGGGGGCAAGGCACCTCACGACATCTAGAAGAGGAGGTTTGATTTTAATTCGTGAGACCTTAGTTCCCCGAAGTTTTCTATGGCAGATCTATCAGGTAGACCAATCTAATGCTAGCAGACTCATTACTCTGAGCCTTGGTTTTGATGACGGCCTTGAATGATCTAAAGTCCTCCTGCGGATTATTAAACTTCTCGACCCGCCGAGTAGCGAAATTTCTGCTGTATGTGACCTTCCCAATTTTATAATTACTGAAGATATCCATTAATTCAACACTCAAGGCATCATCGTTAGATTCGTTCTCATCCTTATTTGAATTTTCGACGGCTACACCTAATGAAAAATTCAGCGGGTTTATGGCGACCGGAAGGTTCACAGCATCGAATTCATATGTATTCTCGAATCCTGTAATTCTAAACTGAGGCGAGCGCAGCAATATTTTATTCGACGGCATTTGCCACGACCGCCCCGAGGCAAAGTCACCGTATCTTCTGGTTGATCCAGCGCACGAAGAGAGAAGCACGAGAACCGCACATAAAATGCCACAGAAAATATAAATCCGGGAATTCATGATATTAATTTATTTTTTAATTTACTACACAATCTCACAACCACAATTTTTAATCGCGCTTTTGGCTCTTTCACAGCAATTTTGTCCCGTGAGACCTAGCTTAAGGGTATAATTCCCTGCCTTCTTCATTTCTTTTGCAAGGCAGTCCGCGGTGCATTTGCAGCGATTCGACGATTTTAAATTGGGTTTGATTTCCGAGCACTTCGGCGTCCCGCCCCACTGTGTGTTGACGTCACCCGTAACTGCCTCACCTTTGCCAGTGAAGGCATTCATGTTTATAGGCCACCAACCAATTGGGCCTGTCCCCGCGAGATCTAAATAGCAATGACTGAAAAGCCCCAATGGTTTAAATTGAGCACCTTTCATTTTTATTTTGCAAAATTTCCCAACTGTGGGAAGTGGTGACCTGGGTTTGAGACCATCGCTACAGCAGTAGTGAGTGAGCGGGTCGAACTTTTTCCCATCGCAACAACATTCCCCCTTCACCATAGTCCCACCTGCTTCGGCACAGTCTCCGGTCAATGCATCTCGATCTGCTTCTTGATTGGTTTCGGCGGGCCCATCTCCGTCTGAATCTTTGTTTTTCTTTCGGCGCGGGAATTTGCCGTTGGGGGCCGTGCCCATAACATCGAAATCGCTGGTGCCACCATTTACTATGAATGCATAAAGATTAAGGCCTCCCTCCTCTTCAATCGGATCCCTTGATAACCACCTGCCGAGCTGGGTGTCGAGGTAGCGGTAGCCGTAGTTGTAGAGTTCGCTTTCCTTGTCCCGGAACTCCCCGTGGTAAAGGAACTCCCACTCATACGCGCTGTTGCCGAGGACACCGAAGGCGGCGTTCATGATCCGCACGGTCCCGAACGCATCGTAGTTGTAGCGCTCCACCACCA